GCAGTTTGGCCTCCAGGAGTCGAAGCTCCTCCTTGCATATAAGCAAGCATTGGATTTAATCCAGCTGCTTTCATATCGGCCACTGCTCGTTGATAACTCGTATTAGACATCTCAGCTTGAAAAGCCATCTGATCTCTAGCTAACTGAGCGTTTTGTTGATTAGTTCTCTCTTGACCAAATGCGGCTAATCCACCGCTTACACCTGCAGCAATTAAAGCTGGGTTGCCTGTAGCAACTCCAGCTGCAGTTGCTGCTGCTCCTAATATAGCGCCTAACATTAGAAATGATCAATTAAGCCAGGTACGCTGTACATTGGCATTGGTCGCGCTTTTTTACAATCAAAAAAGCTATCAAAAATAAATTGTTGTCCATTAGCTGCACTACCTACGGCAACCACACGACTTACAGGTGGTGTATCTTGTATAAACGTACTGTTTAACGTAGGTGTAGTAGTGAATTTTTGTGCAAGATGCCAGGCATCAATAGTTCCAGCAGCAGTAGAACGGAACAAACTTGAAATGCGGCTAGGATAATATCGGTATTCTGCCCAGCGTTCTTGATAGCCAAATACATCATTATCCCCAGCATTACCTGTAACATATATTTCCTTATTAAGAACAGCTTGTTCGCCAAGTGTGGCAAAAGCTGGAAAATAAAAATCATATCTTGTTGAGCGACTCCACATACGCTGCAATCCTTGCTGGTATGTAAGATCGGCACGTACTGACACTAATCCAATAATTACACCATGTTCAGTACTTGAGTAAGTAAAACCATGATTATGAGCCAAGGCAGTACCCATAGCAGCAAGTGTGCCCATAGGGGTAGTAGTTCCACTAGCATTAGTACCCGACGTCTGAGCGATCGGATTAATATTAATATTGGTTGATCCACCCCCGATGTACTCGGGACGCTGTAAGCGAGCATCAGGAGAAATAACACCAAAATGTGAGCGTATAATTTCAGTATAACGAGTACCGCCACGGGCGTCCCTTTCAAGTAATTTTTGAATCTGAAATGATTGACGTAATTGGTTAATTGTTGCTGCAGTTGCAGCAGATAAATCTGCATATAAACCAGAAACACCAGACTGTACTACACCAACACTTTCATTTTGTGCATAATTACCACCTACAGTAAATGAACCAATATTTTGGTTATAAGAATTAGTTGTAGCTACACCAAGAGCACCGCCATTAAAATGCAAACCAAAATTATTAGTACCATCAGATAAACCTAAAGATTTGCCTGTACCATATACAGGTGCTGATGTTCCTATTGGAAGTGTAACGGAAGCACCTTTTTGAGGCCAAGGTAATGCACTAGTGAAATAATCTTTTCGCTTACCTCTACGTAGTAATGTGTAATCACTAGCATTATCAGGACCATCACCAAGATCAACAGTAACAGAATTTTGTAAATTTTCATCTCTAAACCACTCATTGTATATAAGATTATATGCACGTGGCCAAAAAGCACAATGGCTTACTGTATTACCAGCACCTACTTGTCCTACAGTAGGTAAGCCCATGTAATCTTGTAATGATCCTATGGCGTATCCACCAGCTGGTGATACTTGTTGAGGTACAACATAAGAAATCGAACTTGATGGGTTCGCTTGTTGACCCATAAATTTTTGCCAATTGCTCCAAATTAATCTATTTGGAACAAAGAAAAAGAATGAATCTAAATGCATATTATCCATAATTGGATAAAGTGGAGTTGCAAGACGGGCGAATGCCGTCATATTCAAGCGAAATGTATCGCCTGGCAACATTTCGTCTACATATACAGGTACTAAATAACCGGCATCAAAAGTAGTTTTATGTGTTGACTGACAATCGAATGAGCTCCGAGGTATATCAGCCTTCGGAATCATTGTAAATTGGTGTACATCTACTGACTTATTACGATGCATGTTATCGAGCTCCTGTATTGTTCCGACCCAAAGATACTACCTTTGAGTCGGTTTGTTTAAATCATTCTTTAGGTATTTTTACCTGTTTTCCTAAAGATAACTGTTTTGGTTGATCATGTAAAGCAAATAATCCCGTATTGTCATCAAATTCACCAAATTCATATAAATCAAAGTCATCGGGATGGTTATATAACTGATTTTCAGGATCTGCTCGATTAACTTCGTCGCTAAAACTCCTAATTGCGACACCAACAGAGGGAACAAACATTGGTCGCCCGTACGCATCCGCTGCACGGTCTTTAACAGAACATAATACTAATTTCATGAGGAATATCCTTAAGTGAGGTTACGTTTAAGTTTTTGAAGTTTTGCCTGAGTTACTTGCTCTTTTACAAGCAAGCGCTCAGGGGTATTGTCTTCGTAGTTTAGTTTAGCAGACTTTTCTCGTAAATAAAGTAGTTCGTCAAACTCATATGGATTATCTATTTTGTAATTTTTATCATAATATTTTGGAGGTTTGACCTTTTTTCCACGAATTACAACGTAATCGTGAGGATACACATCGAAAGTGTATTTTTTATACCATTCGTAACCAATTCCAGGCTTAAGGCTCATTTTCGTAAACTCGGGTTTACGTGTAATGATTTCCCCTGATTCGGGGTCAATCTCAGTATAGTGTTGTTCTGCGTTTTTCCCTGTAACTTTTTTCATAATATATCTAGCCACGTAGGCTGCGGATTCGAAAGTAACATCTCCAATGGAGGAATAACCATATGGCCAGAGTAATTCAAGGTTTTTGGATCTATATAAGACACTATTAGCGGAAGTCCGTTTCCATAATTTCTTATCATCGAAATCGAGTCCGAAGATACAGGCGTGCCAATGCGGACGGCCAAGGTTTTCACCATATTCTCCAGCCATGTAATAACGTATTCTTCGTCCAGGATACCGTTTTCGTAATCTTTTAATAAAGAGCTGAAAGTCTCTATAGTGTAGTGATCGATCGCTTGGGATATGGTCATCATTGTAAGTGAGGGTTATAAAGCAGTTTTGAGTATGCATTTGAGCTTCATGCATACATCTAATCGCCCACTGACGTGAGCGTTCTAGTCTGCAGCCAACACATTGGCCGCAGGGTAAATTCAAGGAGCGTGATATGTCGTGTCTTTTCAATTCTGAAAAGACTATTTGTCCATCAGTGCATTGATATGCACTTATAGGGTGATAACAAGGCATGTGAGGTGCCTGGGGGCTTTTTTAGAGCCTCCAGCCTCCACGTTGTGGAGATTTTTGCATGTTTGCTGATTTTGTTCGTCTAGCGTTCTTTCTAAAAGAACGTGCTGAACGACGTTTATTTACAGGTTTTCTATACATCATTTTTATAGCTCCTTTTATCGTACAGTTTAAGGTTTGGTGTCACCTAGCACAGTTACATCAAGTAAAGTAACTGTGCTACGGCTTATTGAGCCGCCTTTTCAGGGATAATTTGAGCCACTTCTACGACTTCGGCAGTGGCTTTTTCGACCAATCCAAGTTTCTCGGCTTCTGGTCGATTTTCCGAATTTTCCATAAATTCAATTAATTGGGCAGGATCGTTATTAAACCTTGCCCGAATTTGGGCTGGCAATGCCTCAAATTCATCTTGCACCGCAAGAACGCGGTTCATTGCTGTATGGTAATCACCGATACCGGTGAAATCGCCATACCGAGGCGATAATGTTTGTTCAGGCAATAAGCCTGTAATATTGAATTTTTCAAGAATTGTGTTGATATCACATTCTTCTTTAAAATGCTGCTGAGCCAGGGAAGCATCCTCACAATGCAACCCTGACTCATTTGACGCAGCATCTTTGTCATAGTTGTATGGTGTACGTAAAAAAACAGAGTTTTTTGACATTTTTATCTCCTTGATGGGGTTGGTCTACTATCGCCCGTTTGTGGGCGGAACATATTAGATGTATTAGGCTTAATCGCAGATTTTGCAGACGAAGCTCCAATTCCTAAATCTTTAAATATTTCGGCTCCGCGTTCTGCACCTTTAATATATTTGCCTTTTTCACCTTTATAAACTTCGCCTACAGCTATAGATTCAGGCATTTCTGCAGTTGTTTTAGCAGCGTTTGCACTATTAGATGCAGATATAGCATTGTTTAATTTAATTTGTGATGCAACTTGATTTACAAATTGCTCATGCCCAGGTAATTGGGCTGATTTATTAGCTGCTTCTACAAGAGCCAAATTCATATTAGCTCTATTTAAATCTTCTTGAGATCCGGCAGCTCCAGCTTGTTCACCCTTAAGTTTTATATCAGCAACATTCAAAGCTGCATTTAATGCAGTTTGATATCCTTGCGTTGCACTTGTTGCTCCAGCTCCTAATGCGTTTTGCATCACTGCAGTTTGGCCTCCAGGAGTCGAAGCTCCTCCTTGCATATAAGCAAGCATTGGATTTAATCCAGCTGCTTTCATATCGGCCACTGCTCGTTGATAACTCGTATTAGACATCTCAGCTTGAAAAGCCA